CCTATAGTCCAGAAGGCAAGCATGCCCAAAATCGGATCCGTAGATGATCCCGTATACGCCGCCAGATGGCACAGGGCCAAACACCAAGGATGGCAGAGATCCTGGCCCAACAAGCATTCTGTTAACATATGGTGGACGAATTACCGCCGTCATCAAAGGATAGCCAAAAGCGCTAACTGGGATATGGTCAAGTGGGAAGCCTCTGTACAATCTCTTAAGAACGATCTTACGAGTATTCGGCTCAGCCCGCTCTCACTTGACCTTGCTCCAACTGCCTTTGATGATCTCGGAGCCTCACCTGGGTTAGACATCTTCGGAAAGAAGGCCTACCCCAGCAAGGGCGACATCCCAATGGAGGATGTACGAGATATGTGGGACGTACTCAGTAGAGGCAACCTAAACAGAATCCCAGACTACAGCATAGCGTTCAGGTCACATCTTGTGAAACGCTCTGGACCTCCAAAAGCGAGGGTAGTTTTAGTATCGCCTGGACCATTAGCTATCGTGGAGAAGTGTTGGTCTGAGCCTCTATATCATGCACTCAAAGCATGCCGTTTCCCGAAGCCGTGGGCTACCGGATTCGACTGGTTTGGTGGTGATGGAGCTAGGATACTACAAACTTTTGATGAGAACTCACTCAGCATGGACTTTTCGTCGTTCGATCTCTGTGCGCCTGAGTTTATGGTGAGAGATGTCTTTCAAATCATCGCCGGATGCTTCAGCATGTCGAATGAGGAGAAAGATGTTTTCCAAACCATAATGCAGTCTCATCTCTGTAGCTGGGCTAGAAGTGGTAAAAGGAGGTTTCGACTTACTGGAGGTGTGCGAACAGGTAGTAGCCTAACGCATATCATCGGGACTTTCATCTCTATACTGGTCACAAGGTATCTAGCAGGAACCGATGTGCAATCAGTCCACTTTGGAGACGATGTGGTAATGAATACCGACATGACTGTAAAACAGCTGTCCGTGTTAGCCTGGAAGATATCCAGCTTTGTCATCTCAGAATCCAAAAGTGCGAAGGGGATCCACTGGCTAGGCTTGACGTATGAAAAGGGTAGGTGGGAAGTGGTGAACGAGAGTAGGCGCTGGGGTCAGTTGTTCAATCCAGAGTACATCGGTGACAACCCTGATCTTCAGGTCCAGCTGCTACACTCACATCTACTTGCTGCAGGTACCGGTAGAATGGCGGCGGAATTGAGAGGAATCATCCGACGTCTCGGTGCCACTGGCCTTTTCCCATCGTTAGAGCGTGAACTGAGAAAGTGTGTATACTTACCTCTTGGAATCGACAGGTTGTCAAGAGCGACTAACATCTTGGATGCTGAAATGCACCTAAAGATGCACATGGAAGGCATGT